GGCGCCACTTCGGCGGGACATATGATGTCGTCGCCGTACACAGATATGGGACCGCTTACCTCCGCATGGAGCGCAATAGCCTTCACCAGAGCCCAGAATATTAAGGACTCTAGTTCGAACGTAAACGCGTTACCCATGCTGGAGAACATGTCGACTTCTACGAGTTCTCCTTCGACGTTGCAGAATCTACTGCGTATGTCGTCGAGGAGATCGTACCATGCAAATGGTAAGAGGTTGAACACCAGCTGGTGCGATATTAAGTCGCTAGCCATACTGAGGTCCAGAGTCGCGAGCTTGCGCTCGATACTCCCCTCCCGAGCATACCGTTGGTTAACGGTCTGGTCGTTTAGGTCCTGTCCCCAGGACTCGAGTCGTCGCCTAAAGAAGGCGCCGACACCCTTTTGCATGAGCATGTTGATGCCCGGCTCCTTAGCCGCGCACCGATCAATCTCAGCGGTTTTAGGCACAGTGAACATCACGTTCCCCGTCTGGAGCTGGATTCGCGACGACAAGCTGTCGCGCGACTCCGAGACGATCTTTTCCCATCCGGGACACATGCTTAAGAGAGCACATGCCCAAGGTAGGCCTTGGGGGGTAACGTGGCTTTCGTCCATGAACTTGCGTTCGATAACACCTGGCCCACGTGAGAACTGGGTCGAAGCACCCGACGTAAAAGTCCCGTAAAGGACCTCCAGCGTCGGATGAACGCCAATCACTCTCGCGATGGTTTCCCTCGCCGTCTCAATTATATCAGACGACCACACGCTCCGTCCACCGTTTAAGGTGAACTGAGCGAAGGACATCTGGAGACGACGATTTGTGGTGCCGTTGCGAAGTTCCGCAGTCCGCCATTTTGCAATGGCGGCCTGTTTTCGCTCGTCGGGACCGGATATTTGTTCCGGATCGACATACTTGCTCAAATATTCTTCGAGCAGGTACCTCGCTTTCTCTCGCCCAGGATCTGACACACTAGCGTCAGCCTCTAACCGCTTGAGCGCGGTCTCGAGGTCATGGGTGAAATTGGCGTGAAGCTTAGGACTCAGCATGAGGCGCCGTAAAGGCACACCTCTGCTACGTGGCTTGCGGGATTTCTTAGTTGACCCTTTCTTGTTGGGTCGTCCCGCCTTTGAGTCACGCGTCTTGGAGTGTAGCATGTGGAACGTGGTGTCACCGAACTTCC